CGATAGCCTGAAGCTCCTGAACTGCGGGTCCCTCATCGGGTTGTTCGGGTCTCCCCGATCCCACAGGTCCGCGTAGAAGTTCTGACCCTCCGTTGGTGTTCCGATGAAGTGTAAGGGCCCGCCAGTAGAGAGCCGCCGTAGGTTCAGCACCTCTTGGTAGATCAAGTCCAGATAGGGCTCGAACGCTGCCTCGTCGAAGGAAATTCCGTGCATGTCTTTCCCAAGCAGCGCCTTGGCCTTGTCTTGCGTTGTTCGGAAGTGAATGTTTGCCCCGCCGAACGTTGGGTGAATCTTGATCCACGGATACTCCCCTCGGTACTTCTTGTCGTATGTTGCGATTGCCCCGATCTCCTTCGTGAGCGGGCAACCGTTCCCCTTCTGGGCTGGATGAATACCCTCGAGCATAATCGAGAGCTCTCTGTAAACTAGTTCTGCTGTTTCCTGCTGGATGCCGATATGATACCACTCATACGGCTGACTCATCCAACGTCGAGCGTCGTTGTCAGATCCGTCGGGGGATTTAGACCCGAGCTTGTAGAAGGCATGATGAAAACAGACGACCGCCATCGCCAGCGTTTTCCCCGCACGATTTCCAGCGGAGACGACGGTCGTGAGATATCTCGGTCTCCACCCAGATTCATCTCGCTCTGCACAGGCTTTCCACCATTCGACCTGTCCAGGGTTTCCCTGGATGCCAAGCCACCTGCGAGCAAAGAACTCGACGTCAGTGCGGCCGAGAGCCAAATCGTGTGCAATAGATCCTTGCGTGAGGTCAACTCGCAACCCTCTTGTCCTTCCCCTTATTTCGTGCGCTGATCGCACGCGCTTTCGCCTTTGCGTCAGCCTTGCTGCTTGCTCCCCACGCCTGAAGGCTTAGGAGGAGTCTTGTCGGTCGGCCCTTCTCGTCTCGCTCTGGACCAGGCATTCCGCCCATCCGAGCAAGGAACGAAGCCCTTCGCGGGTTATCCCCGCTCTTAACTGGGGCCTTAAGCGTCCCGCCAGTCTGCGCCTTGTAGGAAGCACGGCCAGCGGCGTTTAGTCCGCCCTTTGGGTTCTGCCCAGCTTTACGCTGCCATGCTGCAGTTTTTGGCATTACTTCTTCTTGGCGGTCTTGGCTGAATCTTTAAAATCTTTGGCGGTAGGTGCACCCTTAGATCCTACCTTGCGCATCCTTTCGCCAGACCCAGCGGCAATGCGCTTCTTCTTGTCGTTAATGTTGGAGTAAAGTCCTCGCTTAACTGGTGGCATTACATCCCCTTCTTGCTTGTGCCCTTGACAGACTTTCCAGTTTTCTTGGCGTAGGCCTCAGCGGCCTTCTTGCCCTTATCGGTGTATGCGAATTCCTTCTTACCTACCTTTGGCATTATCGCGCTCCTTTCGTAAGCTTTGGTCGGAACTTAGGTGGCTTGCTCTTTGGCGTGCCAGTTGGCTTTGGCGGCCCCATCTTTGACCCAGGAACTGGTGTTTCTGGGCTGTCATAATAAGGATTTTGAACAAACGCAGGCGCCTCATAAAGAGGTCCACCGATTGGGCTTGGTCTAGGCCTGCTCCCAGCAGGTTGATCTGCTCGTGGAGTCTTAGTCATGCCAAACTTGCCAGATTGCATGTCCTTAAAAAAGTCCATCATGTCCTTGGCAATACCGCCACCAAGGCCAATGTCTGCCTTGCGGCCAAACGATGCTCGGCCGAACCCACGCTTGAATCCAGCCTTGCCGTACCCTGGTCCGCCAAATCGGGTTCCGCCGAATGTACCGCGCTTAGCCATTAAATGTCAAACTGCTTGTCAGCAGCCGCCTTCTCCTCTGGAGACTTTTCCTTTACACCGAACGCGGTGTTCTTCGGATCAAGATACTTCACAAGGATCTGGAGACCAGAGGCAAGACCCGCCGAGATAATCGTGCGGAAGTCGCCACCAGAAATGTCCAGAAGCGGGATACCAAGACCAAGGGCCACTGAGATTGAAACCGTTACAAATGTGCGGAGGAACTCAACGAGGGCCTCATCGATGCCAGTGTTGTCCTTGATGTCTTTAATCCATGCCTTAAAATCTGCGTACATGTTTACTCCTACTTCCATTCCACGATGACGACGTGCTTGTGTGCAGCGCCACCCGTGATCTTCTTCTTGCTCGCAGCAATTTGCTTGAGCTGCTCTTCGGTCACAACGACCCCGAACTTCTCCTTGCCCTTGCCTGAGCGCGTGGGGCAGGCCCACTGCCATCCGTCAACGGCGTCCCATGCGGCAGCGGTCATGTGGCCGTAGCCCTGGGAAATGTGCTTCTTGTCCTTCTTGAGCCAGTAGTTCTGCCACTTCTTGTGCCACTCACTAATCTCTACTGCAGGATAATCAACGGCTTGCTGGACCCAAACAATAAGGCTCGCTCCACGATGGGCCGATAGGACAACGTCGTCCCACGACTTGGCGTAGCGAGCCTTCGCCCCAAGTTCCTTTGCCGTCTTGATAAGATCCCCGAGTGACGAGCCGTTGTCGGACACGCCTTCCTTCTCCACGAATCCAGTCGCCTTCGCCTTGGCCTTGATGCCATCCCCAGCAGACGGATCAACCACATACTTGGATGCCCAAGCTACGGCCGCTGCCGTGCTGGACGGGCCGCAGTCGTCGAGAATGCCGCCCTTTTCCACGTGATCGAGTTGCGACTTGACCTTAAATTTCATGTTATTCCTTCCAGCGTAGTGGCCCTGTAACAAGCCATCCGATTGTTAGAATTACGAAAAGCGTTGCCATTGTGGTTTGAGTCTGCCCTTCTGGCAGTACAACGACTGCGAAAAGGAGTCCCAAGATTGTCCATGCTCCCCCGATTAAATCCAAAATAACGTTCTTAAACATTTTTAGTTCCTTTGCGACTGCTTCGGGGTTTGCCCATTCCGTCACTGCTTCCCCCGCCGCCGCCTCCCCCGCTACCGCTGGGCGTTCCGCCCATTGATCGGACCGCAGATGCTGCCGCTGAACTTGCAATTTGAGTTGCAATAACTGCTGCCGCTACTGGCTGCGCTTCTTCTTTCTCTTCTACGTCTAGGTCGTTACCAATCTCTGTAATAGCCGCAATGTTTTCAAATACCTCTACAACAGCCTCGGCAACCGCTTCAGCCGCTTCCCCAACCGCCTCAGCAACCGCCTCGACTGCTTCGTCTACGGTAGGCAGATCGGTGTCAGGATTATCAGTAGGCTCAGGGCTAGGCTCAGGCTCAGGGCTAGGCTCGTCAGTAGGAGCAGGAGTCGGCTCAGGTTCCTCTGAGGGTTCCTCCGACGGTTCGGGTTCGGCAGTCGGCTCTGGCTCATCTGTTGGCTCTGGCTCTACCGAGGGCTCAGGCTCTGGAGTCGATTCAGGAGTTGGATTAGGAACTGGCTCTGGCGTTGGCTCTTGACTCGGTTCAGGCGTCGGCTCAGGTGTTGGCGTCGGCGTCGGTTCGGGCGTAGGCTCTGGCGTTGGGCTCGGCTCTGGAGATGGATCAATTGATGGCTCCGAACTTGGCTCTGGCGTTGGAGTGGGCGCTGGCCCTACAACCCAGGTTGTGTTGCTAATCTGCAAGAACCCAGCTCCGCAGCATGAGTCCAGGGATAGGATGCGAAACCCAAAAATTCCACCAGCGGTAATGTATCCGCTGCTAGTTCCGCTTGCTTGCCGTGTGTGGTTTGCAAGATCTGTCCATACACCGTCCCAGATAACCTGCGGGCGGTCAAAATATGCGTTGTCTGTGGTCCAAAAGGTCCAATCAAAGCTCGCAGTCTCTCCAATCGATGAATCCGTCGTAATCCCAGTCGTCGTGTTGACCCACGGCTGGCCTGGCAATACGCTGTTTGACCCTTCGATAAGGATTTGCCCTTCGCTCAGCGTAATTGTCCCGTTCGCGTCGATCTGTTGGTCCCACTCGTCGGTGTCCTCGAGCGCCATTACGCTCACTGGACACGCTACGATTGTTAGGATCAGTATTAGTACCCACCTCGTCAATGAACCCTCCTGCCGCAAATGCAGAGCTTCTTAATCTCCCCACTTTCGACAAGTTCCTTCGCTGTCTTGTACCGTCGTACGGTCTCTTTTTGGAAGAACGCAATCTCTTCCTTGCTTAAATATTCTTTATGCAACATGAATAAGTGCCTGGCCCAAGACTTCGTGTGGTAATCCTGCGTCCACAAGTGCGCCAGTTCATGCAACACGGTTTCTGGGTGCGTATCACAAAGCTCGATGGACTTCTTTACGTCGTCCGCGACCCCCATATCGCACTCTCGGTTGAACCAGTGGTGGTGCAACTCGATAAATGAAACTGGAATCTTATGCCGATTGACGATCCTGGAAGCCATTCGCAGGCTTCTGCGCCACTTCTCGTACCCCCGCATTGTCATCCAGAAAGAGGTCTTGACCCTGAACGGGTAGCTCTTCAGCTCCCTCGCCTCCTCCGTCCACGGCAACAGCGTAAGCGGTACCTTCGAGTATAGGAGATCCTCCAAGAATTCCAGCAAGGGCGAGGGTGAGTTCGCGGTCACTATTCTTCTCCTGTCTGCGGTCAATAATTTCTTGTGCTCGCAACCCCTCCGCGAGGGTCGGTGTCAGCTGGCCCGCTTCAACCAGGCTCATCACCTGATCTCGCACCAGTCCCGCCAGGTCCCCCTTGAACTTGATTGTTCCTTGCTGCTTTTTTAGTACCTTCGCGGCCTCGATTCTGGCCGTCTCATGTGCCGTTGTCAAGTGTTCGCGCTTGTGCTTGCCGATGGTAATGCGACTAACGTACGC